GTGCCAGCCGCGGGCGCCCAGCTGGACAGCAACGGGAACGTGAAGCGCAGCCAGATCACCCAGATCCTCTCGCAGCTGAAGCTGCAGCGCGGCGCCGGCTACGAGTCACGAGCCACCGGTAGCGCCAGGTCGAACCGCACCATCGCGCGCCAAGGCGTGACCTACTTCGCAGTGCCGCGCAAGCACCGCGGCCTGGAGCCGGGCATCTACCTCAAGCGGAAGTTCGCACACGGCACTGCGGTGCGGCCGGTGTTCATTTTCGAGCCGGCGGTGCACTACCGCGCGCGCATGCGCTTCCACGAGGTGGGTGATGTTACGGCCCATAACCGCTTCCCTGTGCACTTCGACCGCGAGTGGGCCAAGGCAGTGGCCACGGCCCGCCTGAGATAGCAATACCGCCATGCCGCCCGGCGATGAGGGTGGCCTACTTGGAGCAAAGAATGAACGACCAGCAGATCCTCGAGCAGCTTGCTCGCCACCCTGAATCTCGTGCGGTGCAGCTGGCTGACCGCCTGGATGTAGATCTGGAGGATGTGCAGACGGCGCTTGCCGCCCTCGTCGCCGCAGGCGATGTGATCGCCAGCGACGGCACATCGCCCGCTGGTTTCCCGTGCCAGCTGTATCGCCTGAGGAAGGGCCTCAAGCTTTCTCTCCCCAGCCTGCCAGCCGGCACGCCAGCGCCGGCGGGCAAGGCCGCGTCCGATGTGGCGCCGGCGGCGGATGAAGCCTCGCCGATTGTCGTGCCCAAGTTCTTGACGGATGGGCCGGCGCCACAGCTGTCCAGCACCAATGCTGCGCCCGGCGTCTACCGCGTCGGGCTTTGGTCCGACGGCATCCTCGAGATCCAGCTCGAACGCGAGACCGTCGCTGAGATCCCGAAGGCGGCCGGCGTGTCGATCGCCGCCTGGCTGAACTGGTTGGCCCGGGCAGACGAGGTCTGATGTACGGAATTGATGATTTTCATCAACATTCCCAGCCGAAATCGTCGTTTCGTTGCGAAATCGCAACGTTTCTCCGGCGCAACCCCAGCGCGGGAAGGTACTCCCGAGGGGTGGGGTTGCAAGGGTAATTCGGACCCCGTCTTTTCTCTAGTCATTAACCACTCCTAAGGGGGTTGTATTGTCGGACCTTGACCTTTCCAAGCCCATGACTCAGCAGGCTTTCGGCGCGCTGGTCGGCGTCAGCCAGCAGGCCATCGGCAACCTGGTAGGCCGAGAGATCCTCGACAAGAGCATGACGGGCCACCAGATGCTGCAGGCGTACTGCTCGCACCTGCGCGAGCAGGCCGCCGGCCGGGCCAGCAACGGCGAGCTCGACCTGGCAACCGAGCGCGCAGGCCTGGCCAAGGCGCAGCGCGAAAAGATCGAGATGCAGAACGCGGTCACGCGCAGCGAGCTCGCGCCGGTAGCCCTCATCGAAGAGGTGCTGTCCAAGGCTGGCAGCAAGATCGCCGGCATCCTCGAGGCGATCCCTGGCGCCGTCAAGCGGCGCGTTCCCACCCTGTCGGCCGACGAGATCAAGAACATTGCCGGCGAGATCGCGCGGGTGCGCAACATCGTTGCCGGCATGTCGCTGGACGACCTGCGCGAACCCGACGAAGACGGCGACACGCCGGAGCCAGAGGGGGAGGAGATCGACGTATGAGCAACATGTACGAGGTCGTAAATTGGAAGTCGCCCGAGCTGGCCAAGACCGTGACGCGCGGCTTGGGCACCTTTGGAGTGCCGCCCCCGATGACGCTCGAGGAATGGGCGCGCGAGCACTTCTACCTGTCGAAGGAATCGTCGTACGTCGAGCAGAGTTGGGTGCCATGGCCATTCCAGCGCGCCATCCTGGCGTGCATCAGTAACGACGACATCCACGAGATCGACTTCAAGAAGTCGGCCCGGGTTGGCTACACGAAGATGCTGCTGGCCGCCGTCGGATACTTCGCTGAGCACAAGCGTCGCAACCAGGCGCTCTGGCAACCGACGGACGGCGACAGCGACGAGTTCGTGAAGACCGAGCTCGACACCATGCTGCGTGACGTGAAGGTCATGCGCAAGGCGATGCCGGCCCACGTGTCCCGTCACAAGGACAACACGCTCGCACAGAAGAAATTCCTCGGGTGCCTGCTGCACACGCGAGGCGGTACAGCTGCGCGCGCGTACCGCCGGATCTCGGTCGATGTCGCGCTGCTGGACGAGCTCGATGCTTTTGATCGCGACATCGAGAAAGAGGGATCGCCGGACAAGCTGGCCAAGAAGCGGGTTGAGGGCGCGACGTTCCCGAAGCTGATCACGGGTTCAACTCCGAAGCTGCAGGGCTTCTCGCTGATTGATGACCGGCACACGGCGGCGGACGAGCGGTTCAAGTACGCGATTCCGTGCCCGGAGTGTGGCGAATTCCATTCGCTCACCTGGGGCAAGAAGGACGATGCGCACGGCCTGAAGTGGATAAACCGTGATCCGGAGACCGTGCGGCACATGTGCCCGCACTGCACCTGCCTGATCACTCAGGCGCAGTACCTGGCTGTCGCGGACCAGGGACGTTGGCAGAACGCCGACGGGAGCATCACGATCGACGCGGCCGGCGTGTTCCGCAATGCGGCCGGGGAGGAGATCTCGGCGCTGGCGCACATCGCGTTCCACGTCTGGACCGTGTACAGCCCGATGGTGACCTGGTCGACGATCGTCCAGGAATTCCTCGATGCGTACGAGAAGGCTCAGTCCGGCGACATCACGCTGCTGAAGACCTTCACCAACACGACCCTTGGCGAAGTGTGGGCGATCGAGCAGGAGAAGACCGACGCCGACCAGCTGAAGGACCGGGCCGATGGTTACAAGTTCGGCACCGTGCCGATGGGCTGCGTGCGGCTGCTGGCCGGCTGCGACACCCAGGACAACCGGATCGAAGTCACGGTCTGGGGTTACGGGCGCGGATGTCAGAAGTGGCACATCGACCACAAGATTTTTTACGGTAATCCGGACGAAGACGCGGTCTGGCAGGACGTGGCCGAGTACCTGTTCGAGACCGAGTTCGAACACGCGAGCGGTAGCAAGTTGCGGATCTACGCCGCGGCGATTGACTCGGCCGGCCACAAGACCCAGGCCGTGTACAGCTTCGTGCACGCGCAGGCGGCGCTGGGCCGGAAGATCTACGCGGTGCGCGGCCGGTCGGGCCGCGAGAAGCACATCAAGGACGGCGCGTCGAAGGTCGACATCGACTGGCGCGGCAAGACCAGGAAGCGCGGCCTGATCCTCTGGCAGGTCGGTACCAACCTGGCGAAGGACCTGATCTACGGCCGGCTGCAGATCACCAGGCCGGGGCCCGGCTATATGCACTTTTCGAAGGATGCGAGCGATGAATACTTTGCACAAATGGCAGGCGAAGCACGAGTGGAGCGAGCTACCGCCAACGGAAAGGAATCGCGCTGGACGGCGCTGCGCAAGCGCGTCGAGGCATGGGATTGCACGGTCTACGCGGTCTGGCTGGAGACGCACCTGGAGCTGGCCAAGAAGCCGGCGAAGTGGTGGGACATCCTGGAGGCGGAAGTCCAGCCAGTAATCGGCGATCTGTTCAGCGCGCCGGCGCCGGTGTCGGTGCCCACGCCGGAACCGGTCAAGCCGCCGGAGAAGGTGGCGCGGCCGAAGGAAGCACCGGCCGCGCCGCCGGCGCCGCAACGAAGGATCGGAGGGAACCCGTTCGCATCCGATGATTGGTCAAGTAGAGGATTTTGATAAATGCAGAATGAGCATATTGATATTGTCAGTTCCATGGTCAGCCTCGTAGGGGCAACCCTTGGCTTGGCCGTGTTCACGCCTGAGAAGCAGAAGCTGGTCGACAGCATGCTGCGTACGCAGTGGGGCGGCCAGGAGGTCTATGTCAAGAAAAGCGACATCGACGTGGAAGCGCGCGCGCTGGCGATCCGGGCCAAGTACAACGGGATGAACCGGCGTGAGCTGATGATCGAACACAACATCAGCCGTGCCCAGTTTTACAAGATCATCAAGGGCGATTGAGTCTCATTTCTCCCTAGAAATGAGACAGCGCGATTGATAGTGTTGGGCCTCCATTTCACCGGGGGCTCAGATGTCGTCAACAGTATCACCAGCAACCATGCTCGCCAAATACCTGGAGGCCGAGCTGGCAATCCTCGCCGGAAAAACGATCACCTTCCAGGGCCGATCCATGGGCATGGAAGACCTCGACAAAATCCGCAGCGGCCGCAAGGAATGGGAGCAGCGCGTCGCCC